TACACCACAAAATATTCTTAATTCTCTGGCACTATTTTGTCCTGCCACTTGTGGTGGGCCTGCTTGGTCTGGTTGTCTTGTATATGTTTTCTGAAATAATATAGGTTTAACACCAACCGAGGCACCATTACCAAGAACATTAAAGCCAGTTGTTGTAGCATCATAACCATTATAATGGCTTGTGCTTCTAATATCATTGGTTGTATCTGTATTTGTGCTATTAGGCATTTGATAACCATTAATTAAACCTAAAAATATTGAATTCTGATTATATCTTTTATCGGCCCGTGTTTTATCACTATCAACATCATAAGAATATAATTGCGATGGAACCATTAAAGGTTTATTTAATACTTGTGCTAATTCGTTATATTTTCTTGGTGGTTCTTTTGGGTTTCTATCATAAATTAATTGGTCGTTAATTCTAAAATTATAAGATGATGGTATAATTAAATCTCTTGAAACATATTGACCTAAAAGATTATGATTTTCGCCCTCGTTTTTATCTGCCACCATAATATTTCGCACTGTTTGACCTGATACAGCTATTTTTCTTTCTACTGGTTGCTCTTGAACCCCAGCAAGACCTGCCACGGCCGGAACATTAGCATTTGTTAAAATAATATCTTCATATAAAAATGAAAGGCCATTTTGCGACATAGTTTGTTGCACTAAATTATCCATTTTTTCATTTGTATAATATAAATGGTCAGAAATAAATTTAATATTATTTGTTGATACACTAACAGCACTATTAGCACCTTGACCTGAATTTACGCAAGTAATTGTGCCAGGAGCATTAGCGGCTTGTGTATTAAAATTAATTTCTAAATATACGTGCTCCTTTAATGCTAATAAAGGCAATTGTCTTGACCTCATCATAGGAATTAATGTGCTTAATGGCACTGAAAATAATGGCGTAGTGTTTTCATCTAGCGTAGGTCTTAAAAATGTTGGAACACTTATAGCAGTATTTGTAGCAGTGCCTATATTTGTAGCAACTAAATCTCTATAAACTAATCGGCCACTTTCATTTGTGCTCCATCTATCACCAATAGCACCACTTTTAACCATATCAACATAAGCACGATGCTCTGGTGTTTCAAATTGTCGCATCATAGTTGTATAATGAGCATAATCTTGATTACTTGCTAAAACCTTACCACCAATTTTTAAAAAACAAGATTTAATTAAGCCGTGAATACCAGTATTTAATGGGAAAAAATTAACTGGATTAGCCAATACGCCTAATTGAACCATAGAACCACCATCTAAAATGCCAGTTTTCGGAATTTGAAAAACAGCCTGGGTTTGTGTTATTGTGATTGGGTCTAGCACTTCTGTTTTTATATTCATATTTTCTATGCTAGGAATTGTAGCAACATTTAAAATCTGAGGCAAATTATTCTTTTGAGCAGACATTATTATTATATATTAATAATAGAAAAAAAAATTATTAATAAATAATTATTAAATAAAAAAAATAAAAATGTTCTAATTTGTTAAAAATATTTATATTATTATTTTACATTTTAGAACAATATTTAAGATTGAACCATAATGCCTTGTGGTGAATACATTAAAGTATTTTTTGATAGCACATAAGTATAAACAGCATTAGGTGATTTACCATCTAAATTGCTTTGAATTCTTGTAGCATAACTTTGGCCTCTAAAATCAATACCTACTTGTGATACATTATCTAATGCCAAACCAATAGCAAAATTTCTATTAGCATCAACACTGCTAAAAGATTGTAAGCCTTCAGTTTCATAAATTAATTGGTCATTACCACCAAAGCCGTGTGTTAATGGTTGATTAATTAAATGTGTAATATTATAAAATGGTTTAACAGAATTTAAAGCATTAATTTCTAAACCAGTTTGTGGTGCTCCATTTACGCTTTGGTCTTGCACATCTAAATCATAATCTAGCCCTAATTTCATACCACCACGAGAAAATGAAACTTTATTAATTTGCACATCTCCACCATTATAATTGGCACCGGCCGCATCTGTTAATTGTGGTCTATCTGTGCTAAATCCATTTTGAGCATAATTATTACTATGAGAAACAGGCAAGAAATTATGAAAAATATTTAATACATTACTATTAGCAATATTATATGTTTGAGTAGCATCATTAGCATCAATAACAGAATATAAATTATTATATGAATTATATGAAAATGAACCATTGCCTGGCACGGTTAATTTCTGTTGGCCTTGAGCATCTGGTATTAACATATCACCAGTTAAAGATAAATCGCTTACTTGATAAAAAGCACCACCGGCATCATTGGCATTAGCACCTTTTAATAATTGTTGGTCTGATACTAATTCTAAATTAATTGTTAAACCTCTTACACCATTTACGCCCATAGGAATAGCATTGCCACCATTCATTATACCAGTAAATAATCTTGCAGAAAATGAAACTTCATTATTTACAAAATTGCCACCAACTGAATTAATACCTGGCGATAATTCTACAACAGAATTATTATTTAAATAATCCTCGCTTGAATGAGTGCTTGGCAAAATTGTTGCACACATTCTACCATATTGCCTAACACTTTCTAATGTTTGGTTTGTATCATTTGAAGCAATATTTACATTCTGAAATAAACCATTTACGCCTATTCTACTATCAATATCAACATTAACAGCAGCATTACCATCTAAACCATTATTATTAACTTTGGCACCATTTGCACGAAATACATTTAATTTGCCATTAATTCTAACAGAAGAAGCTTTTAATAATTTATTCTGACTACCAATATTAAATGTAATAATTGGGTTGCCACTTCTAAAAGAATAAACATTATTAGCAGGTTGATTGCTTGGCAATATTTCAAACTTTTCAATTTGCACGATATTCATTTGAGCAGACATTATTATTATATATTAATAATAGAAAAAAAAAATATTATTAAAATAATTAAATAAAAATTTATGAAAAAAATAATTATTATGAAACAACTTGAACCATACCTTTGGCAATTACTAATCTTGCTAATTTAAATATATATGTATTAAATATTTTTTGACTGCCTTGGTTATAATCTACCTTTAATGATAATGTTTCATCTGCTAAATTTGTAATTTGGCCATATTTATTAAATGCTCTTGCAATAATAAAATTATCGTGTATATTCTGTAATGAATAAACAGAAGAACCAATATTAACCAATGCTTTTTGTAATTCTGATGTATGTAATGGCTCATTTCTTCTTGCTGTTGTGCCACCTATTGCCTGACTATATCTATTTAATTCTACCAATCTGCTAGGCACTAATTCATTGCCTTTAATAAATTGATAATTTCTAGCATTATCTGGCACGCCTGAAAAAGATGAATTTTGCAATGACCTAAAAGATGAATTTAAAATTGGTTGAACTAAAATACTTTTTGCTCTTGTTGCTAATGTTGGCACTTGTATCTGAACCAAACCTTGCGTATTTACTTGGTTATATCTATGTAATTCAGAAGTCATATAATCAATTTGCACACCTTGGTCGCTCATAGATTTTTTAAGCATACCTTCAACATAAGAAGATGGAGGCGTAACTGCTTGGCATAACATTTCTAAATTACTAATTCTATATGTTGGCGGTTCAATTGTTCTATCTGCTACATTTGTTAAATTTGTAGCACTGATTACACTTAACCTTTGCTCTCTATCTGAAATTTTATAATAAACTTTTGTATTATTTGCTGTTGTATAATTAGCATTGCCAGGCAAATCTGCTCCTGTATTTGATTGTAATATAAACCTAATACCTAATTTATTACCACCACTAACATAAAAACCATCAACAATGCCTAAAACAATTTCATTTGTAAAATTACCATCACCAGCATTATCGTGATTTAAATATAATTTATCACCAATAGCAAAAGGATTATTACCACCAGCATTAGTTGTGGCAATTGATGTTTCTAAACCACCAATATTTGTATTGGCATCGGCACCATCTCTGTTATAGGCATCTGTTGCTACATTTGCTTCAACCTCAAAAGCATTTGCTACACCATTTTCAAAAGAACCACCTATATATGGTTGGTGTAAGCATCTTAATGGTAGGACAAAAAGCTAAGGTTGTTAGCGATTTAATTGAGTCATTAAACGACATAATGATGAAGATGGTCACCATTATTATGGAAGTGGCG